TGTTTATAGAAATAAAGAAAAGATTTAAAGACACGTTGAGGAAGAAAATAGTGTACAGTGATGGCATGGCACCCGACCAACTAGCTGCTCACATGAGGAAACACAGAAAAGTGAAGTGGGTAGTTGAAGATGATTTAACACAGCAAGATGCAGCAACCACACATATTGTAATAGATGTAGAGTTCTTGGTATACAACGCATTAGGTGGAAATAGTGTGGACTTGACTATTTACAAGTGGATACATCAGAAGTGGAGGTTCAGAGGTAAGGGGTTTACCGGTGTAGGAGATGCTATGAGATTGTCTGGTCAACCCACAACAGCACTAGGTAACGCGATAACTAATTGTATTGTGCACAATCGTTTCTTTTTAAAGAATGAAATGAGTATAATTTGTATGTATGTGCTAGGGGATGACAACATAATATTGAGTAGTAGATTCCTAGATGTGAAAAACCATGGCACAGAAACCAAGGCATTCTATAATATAGTGTCAAAAGTGTGTCAAAGAAGAGGTGTTGGACAATTTTTGTCAATGCTAGTGTACGTGGATAATGATGTGGTCACACTATGTCCAGACTTTAAGCGAATGAGACACAGGTTTGCAGTGTGCAATTACACATTTTCGGCTGAAGAGCGCGATGAAAAAATAAAATCGCGCAAGTTGAGTTACTGTTTAATGTTAGGTAATATATATCAAGCTGTGCAATTTGTGCGGGACAATTTTCCTGGAACAAAGATACAAGATTGGTATGATGTGTATCCTGCTATGGCAGCATGTGCGACATACTATAACGTGGAAGTGAACGATGTTGAAAGAGATGTGAGTTTATTATTATCAATGATTAAATCTAATAAGATGTACGTATCCAACACACCCCACTTTCAATCTATTGATAAAGCTACTAATTATCCAACAAGTTTAGATAAGATATCAAAGAGGCCTGACAATATTTTGATGAATTGATTTTGATGTCAACGATAGAATGTAAATTTAGTTTTC